AATCCACCTAAACTAAAAGTTCAGGGGATGGAGATTGTTCGCTCGTCTACACCAGCCTCTGTTCGGTCAGCCCTCAAAGATGCTCTGAAAATCGTTCTTACTCAAGACGAAAAGATTTTACGGCAGTTTGTTGCTGATTTGGAAGCTAGATGGTCTAAGTTAAGTTATTCCGAAATTGCTTTTCCACGATCCGTTAATGGGGTCACGCAATACAAAGATAAAACAACCATATATAAGAAGGGAACTCCAATTCATGTGAGGGGTGCTCTGATATATAATCATCTTGTTGAGCAAAAAGGTCTTGAGATGTCTTATCAGAAGATTCAAGAAGGTGACAAGATTAAGTTTTTGTATTTACGAGAACCAAATCCTCTTGGTACTAATGTCATTACATTTAATAACGGCATACCTTTAGAATTTGGTATTGAGCAGTATGTAGATTATGAAATGATGTTTCAAAAGGCATTTTTGGATCCACTCAATACATTGGTAGAAACCGTTGGGTGGCAATTAAAAGAAAAAGCTTCACTTAAAGGATTGTTTGGATGAAAAAATTATTATTTTTATTTGTATTGTTACCTGTACTTTCTGCACAAGCAAAAGACAAAGCAGGTGTATTGTATGATGCAACTATTACTCGTGTTAAAGACGGTGATACTGTTGCTATCGTTGCTTCCTTTTTACCAGATCCATTACCAAAAGAATTAGCTGTTAGAGTTTACGGAGTTGATACACCAGAAAAAGGTCACAGAGCTCAGTGTCCTCAAGAAGATCAAAGAGGTCAAGCTGCTACTGCTTTCACAAAGGATCTCGTATCCAAGTCTGTCAAACGTCAAGTTCTTTTGATGGGTTGGGATAAGTTTGGTGGCAGGGTGCTAGGTGATATTATTTTAGATGGAAAAAGTTTAAGAGCATCATTGATATCTAATGGTTTTGCTAGAGAATATTATGGTGAAGAGAAACAAAGTTGGTGTAAGTAATGTTGTAGTTCTTTTCTTTATATCTTATAATTGAATTTAAAGGAGCTATATTATGTCGATATTACAAAAGTTAAAAAAGAACTCAACTATCAAGGACTCAGATATCTTGTCTGAGTCCAAGTTCTTTAATGCAAAAGATATGATTCAGACAGCTGTGCCAATGATCAATGTGGCTTTGTCTGGAAAACTAGACGGTGGTCTAACACCAGGTCTAACTGTCTTTGCTGGACCTTCAAAACATTTTAAAACTGCCTTTGCCTTGTTGTTGGCGAAGGCTTATATGGAAAAATATGAAGACGCTGTTATTCTTTTTTATGACTCTGAGTTTGGTAGTCCTCAGTCTTACTTTGATTCTTTCGGAATTGACACTAAGCGTGTACTACACACCCCCATCACAGATATCGAACAATTAAAGCACGATGCTATGGCTCAGTTGAATAACATTGAGCGTGGTGAACGTGTAATGGTTATTATTGATTCAGTTGGTAATCTAGCTTCACGTAAAGAAGTTGAAGATGCCCTTGATGGTAAGTCTGTAGCAGACATGAGTCGTGCTAAACAATTGAAGTCTTTGTTTAGAATGGTTACACCCCATTTGACACTTAAAGATATTCCAATGGTTGTAGTTAATCACACATACAAAGAGATTGGTTTATATCCTAAAGATATCGTTTCAGGTGGTACTGGAGTTTACTACTCTGCTGATAATATTTTTATTATTGGTCGCCAGCAAGAAAAAGAAGGAACAGATCTTGTTGGTTACAACTTTATAATCAATATAGAGAAGTCAAGGTATGTTAGAGAAAAATCTAAAATTCCAGTTGAAGTACTTTTTGAAGGTGGAATTAGTAAATGGTCGGGCTTGCTTGACGTGGCACTCGAAGGTGGCTTCATTACCAAACCATCCAACGGTTGGTATCAACGATCTGGAGATGAATCAAAGTACAGAGCGAAGGATACTTATACAAAGGATTTTTGGTTACCAATCCTAGCTTCAAAAGATTTCCAAGATTATATAGTAAAAACATACCAGGTCTCTAGTTCAGATTTGATGGGTAGTGATATGAACGACGAGGACATCGATTCAGAATACGAGAAAATAGGTGCATAATGCTCAGAGAAGATTTGTATACACCATGGTTTCAAGATAACGATTGGGGCTTTGAATTCATAAGTGGTGAGTTTCTTGGTACTGTAGTTCAGATAACAGAAGTTAAACTTCCAGACGATTCTGGTGGTGAAGCTTCAGTAGACTATCATGTTATTAATAAACCTGAACATGTTACTGAAGAAGATATTAAAGGCGACTTGTTCAGAACTTCTTTTGAACTTGTAATTAATGATATTTTAAAAGAAGCAATTGACAACTATGAAAATAATAAACAACAACCAGTATGAGGTTTGGGCTTTCAATGAATCTCCAGAAATTAACCACTGGGGTATCCGTTTTATAGACGGAGAGTTCAATGGAGTGGTAGTCGAGGTAACAAATTTCACTTCTCCAGACTACGAAGATGGTGAGGAATTGGGTGAGGTACTTGACAATAGTGAGCAAGTAAATCTAAGTATTGAATTTAGTGTTATTCACACACCGGATGATTTCCCAATAGAGATTTTAAGAACTGATTACTTTAAACAAGTATTTGACGAAGCTATTACAGAAGTAATCAAAGATACAGCAAAAGGATATCATGATCAGAATAGAAACGTTGATATTATCGAACCTGATTCACAACGAGCCGTTCACTAGAAAAACACTACCATTTCTTAAAGAAGAATATTTTACTGACAATTCAGATAAGATTGTTTTTAAACAGATAGATGAGTTTGTAAAAAAGTATAATAATAGTCCGTCAATAGAAGCACTTGAGATATCATTACAAAATTCAAATTTAGTTGAAGGTCAGTTTAAGGATTGTGTTGAACTAACTAAGTCGTTGGTTGAAAAGCATGATACCAATGAAGAATGGTTAGTGGTAGAAACTGAAAAGTTTTGCAAAGACAAAGCAGTATACAACGCTATCTTAAAATCAATTAGTATCTTAGATGGTAAAGATAAACAACTCTCAAAAGAAGGTATTCCTTCATTATTGCAGGAGGCTCTAGGTGTATGTTTTGATTCCTCTGTTGGTCATGATTACATTGACAACGCTAGCGATCGTTTTGAGTTTTATAATAGGGTTGAATCTAGGATCCCATTTGACCTTGACATCTTCAACAAGATTACCCAAGGTGGAATTCCTAATAAAACTCTCAACGTGGCTTTGGCGGGTACTGGTGTTGGTAAGTCTCTTTTTATGTGTCACGTCGCAGCCGGCGTTCTTGCTGCCGGAAGAAATGTTCTCTACATCACCCTCGAAATGGCAGAGGAACGAATTGCCGAAAGAATTGATGCAAACCTCCTTAACGTCGACATCGACCAGTTAAAAGATTTGCCAAAAGTCATGTATGATAAGCGGATCAGTAAACTCCGCGAGAAGACAAATGGTAGATTAATTGTAAAAGAATATCCAACAGCATCTGCTCATGCAAACCATTTTAAGTCGTTGCTGAATGAATTATATCTCAAAAAACAATTTAAGCCAGATATAATCTTTATAGACTATCTAAATATATGTGCATCATCTAGGTTTAAGCCTGGTGGTTCAGTTAATTCATATACTTACGTGAAAGCAATTGCAGAAGAGTTACGTGGACTTGCTGTTGAATTTAATTTACCTGTCGTAACGGCTACACAGACTACTCGTTCGGGTTATTCGAACACTGATGTAGATTTGACAGACACATCCGAATCTTTCGGGTTACCAGCTACAGCAGATTTCATGTTCGCTTTAATAAGCACTGAAGAACTCGAGCAATTGAACCAGTTGATGGTAAAGCAGTTGAAGAATCGCTACAACGATCCTACTCTGTTCAAACGTTTTATGATTGGTGTTGATAGAAAGAAAATGCGTCTGTTTAATTTAGAACAGTCTGCTCAGACTCACATTAGTGATTCGGGATCTAAACCCGACGTTGAGGATAACCTACAAGATTTCTCATTTAGTAAAATGTTCCAGAATAAGGATTTTTCTGGTATCAAGATATAGGAGGACATTTTGTACTTATCTAAGGATATCGATCAACGTTTTACTCAACATAGAAACAAGTTTAAAGGGTTTGTTAGTTATAGATCTATAGCTACCAGACTACGTAATACATTTAAAGGTATTGACAATCTTAAATTCAAGGTTGTTAAATTTGAAGAACTTGATGTCAACGAATTCAGTGTTGGTGGTTTGTACGATCAAACTACTGATATGAAGTACGTCATCCTTAATCTTTCCAAGTATTCAGAAGAGATGTTGTTTGATGGACATCTTTGGAAAGACTTTAGCTTTCTTGTATCTCAAACTATTCAGCACGAAACAATTCATCAAGATCAATTTAAGCACAGAGAAGACTGTGATGAAGAAGCTGAGATTGATTTTAAATTTACTCCCCTAGACACCGTTGAAGACAGATACTATCTATCAGATAATGATGAGATTGATGCATACGCTCATGATATTGCAATGGAGATTAAACACTTTTATCCCCTGCGCAATCCTTATGAAGTATTAAAGTCAATAAGTTCTAAAAGAAAATTACCTTCTTTCTCGTATTATAAAAATACATTTAAAGGATGTGAGTGGGGTGGGATTAAAAAAAGATTACTTTTAAAAACTTACAAATGGATACCGCATGTTTAATTTAATGGATTTTTTACAGTTAGCTTTGCTACTTCTATCATGCTATTGCTGCTATCAAGCTGGTAAGTTTAATGGTGCTATTAATATGGTCAATCATATGTTAGATAACGATATTATTACTGAGCAGGATTTAGATAAGTTGGATGAAAAATTAAACTCTAAAGACTAACAGTTGTCTTTCAATCAATTATCTGTATAATCATTGTTGTTGTAGAGCTGATCTATTTGTGATGCCACTAGCTAATAGATCTTACTTGAATGTGGCAATTTAGGAGATGTATTTTATGAGTATGCAAACTAAAGTTTTAAAGACCCTGAGTTCGGGTAAGCAGTTCACAGTTGCACAGTTGTCGACGCTGTTTAAGACAACCGAAGGTACGGTTGCTGCTCGTGTATCTGAGCTGCGTGCTCAAGGTTACGCGATCTACACAAACAAGGCAAAAAATGGTAAGTCAGCTTACCGCCTTGGTTCACCTTCACGTCGCATGGTCGCAACGGCCTTTGCGGTTGCTGGTAGCTCGATCTTCGGCCGAGCCTAATCTTAAAATCGGACACTAACTCCCTCCTCTCTCTCGCTAACGGTGTCATCGGATCGTCGTAACCGATACTAAGCCCCTTTTCAGGGGCTTTTTTATTTGCATAAATATAAAAAACACTCGGAGTAATACATGGCAGATTTTGCTACTAAAATTAAAGATGTATTTGATAAAGAAAAACTGCCAGTTCCAGAAGTTCAGGGTAAGTATAGTCTTACCTCCAC